GATGGTGCACAAGGTGCACAAGGTATAGCAGGCAACGATGGTGCACAAGGTGCACAAGGTATAGCAGGCAACGATGGTGCACAAGGTGCACAAGGTATAGCAGGCAACGATGGTGCACAAGGTATACAAGGAAGTAACGCTGGGATACTTTCTGTAAATACATCTAATCTTAATATAGATTCTTCAGGAGTATTAGATTTAGCTAGTGGATTAACGCTTGCAAATCCAACAATAGATATTCAAAATGGTAGCTCATTTGATATAACTTATGGAGAAACCACTTCAGTACTTGCAAACTGGTTCCAATCAAATATGATTGGTTTTCAATGGGGTTTTCCAGAGTCTTATGTATATGCTTACGATGCATATGCTAATCGTTTTCAAAATGGTGTAAAAGTAAAAATAACTGGAACCCAATTTGATGGTACATATACTATAACTGGCTTTAACTATGTTAGCCAAGATGCTTGGATTTATACGGCAGAAACAGTAGGAGATGGAAGTTTTCATTATGCTTCCGTAGGACCTGGTAATATTATAGTAAATCCAGCAACAGTAATAACTCCTGTAGAAATATCAAATATTTCATATCTAGATAATACAACCTCTAATGTTCAATCGCAATTAAATTCAATAAATACAGCACTTAATAATTTAACTGCCCCAACACAATTTGTTTCATCTGTTAATACATCAAATTTAACAGTTTCAAGCGGAAATTTAGATTTAGCAAATGGCTTGACGCTTTTAAATCCAAGTGTTAAAATACAGGGCGGAGTATCAGGAAATACTGGAACTCTTCAAAATAGTTTAGATGCTATATATTTTAATTTAGGAACTAATGCAAACAATACTGTTTATGATATAGCTCTTTTTTATCCAAATATACAAGCTCCTTCTGTTTCAGTAGGGGATTTGATTCAAATAACTGGTAGTGGTGGTTATGGGGTTGACGGGGTATGGACAGTTACTAGCTCATATACTCAGGGATTTAATCAACCAGATTACGGGTGGTTATTTTTAAATCTTAGTGGTTTACCTACAAGTGGAGGATCATTTAATGCTGTAGGTGGAGGATTTACATCTGTAGTATTAAATCCAACAACAACTATTACTACAACAGAGATCAAGTATTTAGATGGATTAACATCTAATATTCAATCTCAATTGAGTACAATACAAAGCACAACGGGTGCACAAGGTGCACAAGGTATAGCAGGCAACGATGGTGCACAAGGCATACAAGGTTTGTCTGGTGCAGCTCCAATACATCCAGCATTTATGATAGGTGGAATTTAATATGTTTAAAATATCAAGTAAAAAAAATCTAAAAATAGGCGGTGCATTTTAATATGTCAGAAACATACAGAGTTTTAGGACAACTTAATCCAGTAGATGGAGGAGAGTATGTTCTTTATAATTCAAATACTTCGGGGCAAGGAACAATTGTTACAAATATAACAGTTGCAAACTTGTCACCAGCAAGTCAGAATTTTAATATAAATATTTACAATTCATTAGTTAATAATTCTGATCTTTTAATTAGTGGAGCATCATTAGTAAACAACCTTTATTATCAAGTAAGCGTGGCAGGTTTTTCATCAATAGTTTTAGAACCAGGTATAACTCTTGCTCCAAATAATACAATATCGGCTGTTGGCAATACAAATCTTACATTTTCAGTATATGGAGTTGAATTAATATGAGCACTAGCTATAAAATTTTAGGACAAACTGCACCATCTGCAGCAACAGAAACATTAAACTATAATGCAGGTCATCAGTCTTTAGTAAGATCTATAAATATAACAAATACTTCTTCTACGGCAGATACGTATAGTATTTCTATATTACCTTCAAATTCATCTTCTGCCCCAGCACTTGTGGCGGCAGGTGGAAGTTATGCGGCTTATACAACTGACGGCAACACATGGCTAGGAACTTCATTACCACACTATGATAACTGGTCAGGTGTAGTCTGGGGAAATGGTAATTTTGTAGCAACTACAAACAACTCTACTAGTTTTGCCTACTCTTCAGATGCCATCACTTGGACTTCAGTAGGAGTTCCTTATGGTTTTTGGGGGGCAGCAGTTTTTGGAAACAATAAGTTTATTGCTATAGATAGTCAAAGTGGTAATGTTATATCTTCAACAGACGGAACAAGTTGGTCTCAAGTGACAACCATTCCTTTTGGAAATGGAGAATGGTACTCACTTACATTTGGTAATGGAAAATTTGTTGCCGTTGATTTTTATAGTTCTACTGCAGCATATTCAGAAGACGGAATAACATGGACACAAACTGGAATGCCATTTAGTGGTTTTTGGGAAGTTCTTATTTTTGCAAATGGCACTTTTGTGGCTGCTGATAACGGTTATAATAGAGTTGCTTATTCTACAGACGGAATCAATTGGTCTGGAAGTAATTGGTCAAACCAGGTTAGTATACTTTCTGGCGCTGCTGTAAATGGAGTGTTTTTCCTTACGTCAAGAGGTACTAGCTATGCTTATTCTACAGACGGAATAAACTGGTCAACAAGTAATTTTAAAGACGGTATTTATTGGGGTGGGGCTATTGCTTATATAAATAATCAATATGTTGCCCTTAATGGAAACCAAAATCCAACAAATGTTTCATCGGATGGAATAAACTGGACAGATGCTTCAGGACCAGGAAATTCTTTGTATAATATGTGTTTTGGTTATCAAAAAACTGAAAACACTACATCAAATGCTAATTATATTGCTTTAAATGTTAATATAGATGGTAATTCAACAACAACAATAAAAGGCGGGTACACACTAGATGCAAATGCAGGAATAAGAGTAACATCAACAAATGGTACTTCAACCTTTACAACATTTGGTGCAGAAATAGCATAATTAATTAAATAAACATTAAAAGGAGAATAAAATGGTAGTAACATATGAAATAGAAAAAGGCACAAATGCTGTAAAAGTGTTTATTGATGGAAATACAAAGCCATCTTTGTATCAACCTAACTGGCCAAGTGGTGAAAGTTGGGCAAATTCTTCAGAAGCAGATTCCTGGGCAAAGCTTTATGTAGCTTCAATTGAAGATCCAAATGCACCATATGCTCCAATTAAAAAAGGAGAAGCTGGTCGTCAAAAACCAACTGCAGATCAAATTGCCGCAATTGATGCAGCTAAACAAGCTCTTAATCAAGCAACAACGCCAGATGAGATATTACAGGCTAGAACAGCTTTAAATTCTGCACTTAAAGCAGCATATCCTGCATAATTACTTACATAATAAAAAATGCGGGAGTTGCCTCCCGTATTTTTTATATACTTTTGCAAAGATTTAGTATATAATAAGATAGAGGTGTTATATGTCCGAGCAGCAATTTGAAGTAAATAGTCTAGAAGACAAGGGTATTGCCAAGTTTGATAATGGCATTATGTTTGCTGATGGGACACAACAGACTACCGCCGCCGTTCAAGGACCTTTAGGAGCACAAGGACTACAAGGTACACAAGGTACTAACGGAAATGACGGAGCACAAGGTTTACAGGGTACACAAGGTACTAACGGAAATGACGGAGCACAAGGTTTACAGGGTACACAAGGTACTAACGGAAATGACGGAGCACAAGGCGTCCAAGGACTACAAGGTATACAAGGTACTAACGGAAATAATGGATCACAAGGTGTCCAAGGATTACAAGGACAAGCAATTCAGGGCTCACAAGGAACTGCAGGATCATCAGCTTCAAACTCATATTCATTCAATGCACAAACAGCAAGCTATACTGCACAATCAAGTGATTTGTATAAGATTATTACTGTTAATGCATCAGGAGGAACAACCGTCACAGTACCCGCATCTACATTCAGCACGGGTGACTGGTTTAATGTTCAGCAAATCGGGGCGGGACAAGTGACAATTTCTGGAGCTAGTGGAGTTACAATTACATCTACAGGTGCAACAGCATCATCCCCAAAAACAGGTGCACAATATGCTGCTTGTTCAGTAATATGTACAGGAACAAATACATTTACCGTAATTGGTTATATAGCATAGGAATTTAAATGCAAATACCACTAGGGATAATTCAATCAGCTAACTTGGGTCATTCTTCAGGCAGCGGAAGTTCAATAACAGTTAATACAGGAAGTGCATCAGTTTATTCTGATAGTACTTACTATTATGCTGCTTATAAAAATACTGGATCAGACACTTTTACAGTATCTGGAGGATCATTAACTGCTGATATATTAACTGTAGGCGGTGGCGGTAGTGGTTATAACAACGCTTCTGGAGGAGGCGGAGGCGGCGGCGGAGTAGTTTATTCAACTGTAGCAATGCCATCAGATACTTATAGTATAAGTGTTGGTGGGTCTGATTCTTCATCTATTGTAAATAATAGTTCAAATAGTACAATAATTTCTGCAGGCAACGGTGGCTCGGGTTCAGGCGGTTCAGGAGGTTCACCTGCAGGATCTGGAGCTGGTGGTTTTGGAGGTTCTGGCTCAGGAACAAACCCTGGTGGATCTCCAGGCAGCGGAGGTGGAAATTCTGGCGGATCAGGATTTAAATCTACAAATGTTAATTTACGTGGTGGCGGCGGAGGCGGCGGAATGAGCACAACAGGCACAAATGGTGGCTCAGGAACAGCAGGAAATGGAGGAAGTGGAACTTCTTCTTATTCAAGTATTTGCCAAATTGTGGGGATTGGTCAAAACGTAAGTGGAGTTTATTATTTAGGCGGAGGCGGCGGCGGAAGAACTCCAGCTAGTGGTGGAAAAATTGGCACAAATGGATATGGTAATAGATTATCAAACACTGGTGGTGGAGGACAAGGCGGCTCAATTGGCAACAGCGGTTACTCTGGAGCAATAGTAATTAGATATTTAAAATCTGCAGTAGGCGGATAATAGTTTTACAAAAGCATACTAGATAGGATATACTCAATAAATGAATCTTGTAGAAAGATCTGTGTCAAATGGTGGTAAGTTATTGCCATTAATAATCCCGCCCGAAATAACTGGCGGGACTGGTTTAATGAATCCATCTATATTTATAGATGATAATGGTGATTTACTCTGCATATTACGTCATATAAACTATACCCTATATCATGCCGAAAATGATCAAAGATTTCCAAGCATATGGGGTCCATTAAGCTATTTACATCCAGAACAAGACCAACATCTTAGAACAACAAATTACCTATGCCGTTTGGACTCAGATCTTAATATAATTAACTATTGTCAAATTGAGATGTTAAATCTACATGAACCAATGTGGGAATTTGTTGGATTAGAAGATGCCCGTCTAGTAAAATGGAATAATAAGTATTATGCGACGGGAGTCAGAAGAGATACTACTACTAATGGTCAAGGTAGAATGGAATTATCAGAATTAAATATTGATAAGGATAATTGGACTTGTAAAGAAGTATCTCGTGTCAGAATTCCCGCCCCAATTGATGAAACATCATATTGTGAAAAAAATTGGATGCCAATTCTTGACAAAGATTATCAATATATTAAATGGACTAATCCTACAGAAGTTGTTCAAGCATATGAAGGTGTTAATGCCTCATCTCAAATATCTTTAAATACAAGCAGATTTGATAATTTTGATCAAAGAGGCGGGTCTCAAGTAATTAGATGGAATAATTACTATATAGCCATAACTCATGAAGTAGTATTATTTAAAAATTATTTAGGTCAGAAAAATGGAACATACCGCCATAGATTGTGTGTGTGGGATAATAATTTTACATTGATTGGAATGTCTCCAGAAGTCTGGTCATTTTTGGACGGGCAGATTGAATTCTGTTCTGGTGCTGCCATATATAATGGTGACTTATTATTAACATTTGGATTTGTTGATAATGCAGCATTTATTCTTAATGTCCCCGCAAATTTAGTTAATGAATTGATTGATGAGGCAATAAATGCTTAATAAACTTATAACTAAATTATCAAGTAATTCATTTGATCCAGTTCTTAATACATTGATTGCAAATGAATATGAAAAGATTGGTCAGACAGCTGCTGCAATTTCTTTCTATTTAAGAACTGCAGAATATGGGTATGACACTCATCCAGAACATGTATATGCGTCTTTAATCAGATCTTCAATTTGTTTTGATGGTCAACAAAATAGAACACATACTGTCAGAAATTTATTGGAGAAAGCAATAGCCTATAATCCACAAAGACCAGAAGCATATTTCCTGCTGGCTAGATATTACGAAAGAACCCAAAAGTGGCAAGAGTGTTACACTATGTCAGAAATTGGTCTAGTTTTTTCTGGTGGCAGATTAAATAAACTTCCATTAGATGTAGAGTATTTAGGAAAGTATTGCCTAGAGTTTGAGAAGGCTGTCGCTGGATGGTACGTAGGACGGCGGGAGGAGTCAATAGAGACCTTTAAATCCCTTTTGACACAAGATATATCAGAACAATATCGCAAAGCCGTAGAACATAACCTGTCTATTCCTGTTTAAAAATATTAGCATTTTTCCGCTAATTTGGTATACTTATATCATATGACACAATACACTGAATCCCCGCATTTATTCAGATATCCATCCCTTACAGATACACCAAATGTACCTAGGGATATTCAGGCATTGGCTGAAGATATTGGTGCATATGTTGATACTCACCCAGGACCTCAAGGAACACAGGGTTTGCAAGGCATACAAGGCCCACAAGGAACTCAAGGAATACAGGGAATACAAGGTTTACAGGGTGCACAAGGACGACAAGGAACTCAAGGCGTACAGAGCCCACAAGGTTTACAGGGATTTCAGGGTGCACAGGGATTTCAAGGTGCACAAGGCTTGCAAGGATCCCAAGGATTCCAGGGTACACAAGGCTTACAAGGTTTTGGTTATCAACAATCTCAAGGAACACAAGGAATACAGGGCTTACAAGGTTTGCAGGGTTTACAGGGAACACAAGGAATACAAGGAACCGTAGGACCAGCTGGACCTTCTATTGCAATTAATGGTGCAGAAGCTGCAACAACAGGTCCTTTGCCTAATAGTCCAGTATATGCTGCAGGTATAACACTAGGTGCAGACGGCGGGTACGGAAAAGGCGCCACTCTTACAGCAACAACATATGGTGCATTAACAATTGATGGATATACACCAGTTGTAGCAGATGCTGGCGATAGAATTCTTGTTAAAGATCAAGTTGATCCAAAACAAAATGGTGTTTATACATTGTCACAAGGTGATTCAACACACTATTGGAAATTAACTCGTGCAACAGATTTTGATGGTTTTGCAAGTGCAACACAAATTCAAGCAGGTGTATTTTTAACTGTATATGGCGGAACTGCAGGATCAAATCTTGATACAACATGGATTATGGTTGCACAAGAAGGCTCTGGAACGGATGATGAGAATATTGTTGTTGGCGTAGACCCAATTCCTTGGGCAAAATCAAATGGTGTCGCAATTCAAGGAGCTCAAGGTTTACAAGGTACCCAAGGTTTAAATGGCGCACAAGGATTTCAAGGTGCACAAGGTCTTCAGGGATTTGGTTACCAGCAATCTCAAGGAACCCAAGGTTTACAGGGTCCGCAAGGTGTACAAGGGATTCAGGGAATACAAGGACTACAAGGAATTACTCCTTCATTAACATATGTTGTTAATCCACAAACAATATCTTCTTCAACAACATATAATCCAACCTTTTCTGATGTAAACCAAATAACAACTATTTCAAATGGATCAAATACTGTTACAGTTTCTTTGCCTAATACTTCTACTACATTCCCCATAGGAACTCAACTTAGCTTTGTGGGACTGGGAACAGGCACAATAACTATTAATGGTGCTTCAGGGTCAACGGTTTATTCTACAGGAGCAACAACATCAGCACCAACACTAAGAACACAATATAGCTCTGCAGAAGCAGTTGCGATTGCTACCAATACTTGGTTTGTTGCTGGAGATATTGCCTAGATGAGAAACTTATTTGGTAATATTGGAAGCAGTATTCTAAAGGCTTATACATCCGTTAGTGATTTATTTACAAGAACAACGTCTAATAGCTTAGGAGTTTCAACTTCAGGAGCCGCATGGAAAACAGTTAATGGAACATGGGTTGCAAATGGTAGTGGAGCAGTAACAAATAGCGATGCAAGCACATATCCAATATCAACCGTTACAATGAAAAAAGTTAATTCTACTATAGTATTGGGTCAACCAGGATCGGGAGCTGGAGCGGCACTATGGGTCTCCTCAGCAGGATCATGGTGGGGAGCTTCTGTTCAACAAGCTGTATGCTCTGGCTGTGGTTCTTGTGCAAATTATAACCCCTATGTGGCTGGAAATACAAACCAAGCTTACACTAACCCCGTATATACAAACCCAGGACACACAACTCCTGGTACATTAAATGCTGGTTATACAAATCCAGGTTCTACAAACCCAGCCAGCGGTGGAAATTGCTCTACTTATGCTCCTTATAGTGCTTATAATTGTTCTAATCGTGGTGTAAACTGTGGACAATGCACAGGGTACAATGCAGTTGTTCCAGGAAATTCTGTGCCAGGAAATTATGTGCCAGGTTATTACAACCCATCAGTTTTTACACCAGGTAACAGTTCGGGTGGTAACCCTGTTCCAAGTTATACAAATCCATCTAGTGGTGGAACTTGTGCTTCATATTATGATACTTATCCAAGAAAATTAGTGCTTTTACAAAATGCATCAAACGCTGTTTCAACAATTGCTTCTCAAGCTTTAGATTCATTAACAAGTTTTCCAGCAATTGCTGCATTAAAAGTCGCAATAACTGGCGGTACAGCTGGAAGTTCTTCTTCTGCAACTATTACTGCTTCAGCATACTCTGATTCTGCTATGACTACTCAAATAGGTAGTAATCTTGTTTACAATGCAACAGGAGTAAATGTTATAGCTAATTATGGTATAATTGCTACACCAAGTAGTTATAATCAGTCAGAAACAATTAGTAGTATTACAATACAATAGAAAGCTTCATAAATGAAAATCATAAAATTTATCCCATGGGTAAAAAATGAGTTGCTTCCGCCTGTTAAATCTTCTTTGCCAGAATGGTGGAAAAATGGAGAATTAACATTTTTTGATCAAAGCGGTCAAAAATTTAATGGAATGAAAACCTGTATACCATTTATGGAAGTAATGACAAGCGGGTATGTTATAGTTACTCCTTTTGATATTTTTGTTAAAAAAGGAGAAAATGATGAAATTCATATAAGCTGGCTTGGCCCTGAAGACGCAGGTTGGCAAGGCTTTATTGGAGAAAGACAAAAAGAATTAGGAAGCACAATTCCTAGGCCCGCAGGACACCAACCAAATGGATTTATTTGGTCAACACAATGGTCGTGGAAAACTCCAAAAGGTTACAGTACTTTAGTAACACACCCATTTAATAGATATGATTTGCCTTTTACAACTTTAAGTGCAATTATTGATAGTGACATGTTTCAGGGAAATGGTAATATACCATTTTTTATTAAAAAAGATTTTACAGGAACAATACCAGCAGGTACGCCTTATGCACAATTAATGCCGTTTAAACGTGAAAAATGGAAGAGTTGGTCAAACAATAAGGTAAATAGAAAAATTATAGATAAACAAATTAAAGATTTAAGAGAGCCCGAAGGTTCTTACAAAAAACGTTTTTGGGTAAAGAAAGAGTATTCATGATATTTAAAAAGAAAAAAATAGAAAAAATTCCTGCTAAAAAAGAGAATTTTAATATGCCAGCAGAGTTCCATCACAAAAATAACTTATATGAAATTGCTTTTATAATAGACGGAGTACTACAGGATTCAATTTTTGTTGAAGAAAGATTAGCTGCTATATTATTAAGTGATCCATTAATTTGTAATATTACTTATGAAAACCCTAGACCCTTACTTGGCTGGAAATATAATAAAGAATCGGGAGAATTTAAAAACCCAAATGAAGTTAAATAAAAAGAAAAAAATAATATTTTTGTCTGAAAATATAAGTGTTGATTATTTAAAGCCAGTCTCTTCTTCAAGAAAGATACCAGATTGGTATAAAGGCATAGAACAAGTTAAAGATTTTGATTTTACAATAAAAAAATGTGTACCAGTTCTAGACGCATTTACAACTGGGTATATTTTTCAAACTTCTGCAGATGTTATATATGATGAAGAATTAAATAGATTTATTGATAATGGAACATCTCAAGTTTTAAGTGCACATAAAAATAGTCAAACTGATGGATTTGATTTAGGATTAAACTTAATACCCAATCCTTACAAATGGATTAATAATTTTTTTGTTAAAACTCCAAAAGGTTACAGTATGATTTTTACTCATCCATTTAATAGGTTTGATTTGCCATTTCAAACTTTGACTGGAGTGGTTGATACTGATGAATTTCCTTTATCTGTGCAGTTTCCATTTTTTATGAAAAAAGGATTTAGCGGCGTCATACCAGCAGGTACACCGATAGCTCAAGGTATTTTAATTAAAAGAGAAGATTGGTATACGGATAAAAAAGAACAAAAAGAATCTTATAGTTATTCAGAATTTTGGAAATGGTTTGAAGCACCACTAGGAAAATACAAGAAGTATTTTTGGAAAAAAAAGAAGTATTTATAATGAAAAATAGACCATGGGACAAGTATAGAGAAAAACAAAGAAATCTTTTTGTAGAAGATGATACAAAACAATATATAAATGATGATGGACTTGAAGTACCAGAAAATACTATAGCTTTTTATAATGTAGGTGGTAATCGAAATCATGATATTAAAGATGTGGTGGAACCACTAGTAGGTCATCCAAGTAGAGAGTGGTTTGCAATAACAGCATTTTCATTTTGTCTACCATTAACAATTGCAAATCAGTATGGTTTTGTTGTAAAAGCCGCTCACGACATAGATTTATATCACGAAGGTGGAGTAAAACCTGTTTCAGTAAAAATAAAAAATTATGATGAAGAAAATTCTATACAAAATTATGCAACAAATTTTGAAAATGGAATATTAAGTATAGAAAATCAATTTATATTGCGTACTCCGCCTGAAGTTAATTTAATGGTGATGCAGCCACCAAATTATTTTATTACTGGCATACATGCTATGTCAGGGGTTGTTGAAGCTGATAATTTAAGAAGAACATTTACATTTAATTTAAAAGTTACAAATATTAAAACAGAGATTAAAATTAAAAAAGGAGATTGGCTTGCAGCTTTTATTCCAATCCCTAGATACTATGCTGATATGTTTAAGCTTGTAGATGCAAATAAACTTTTTTCAAAAAATATTATTGAAAATGAGATATCTTCAATGGAAGCTTTGATATGGGAAAGGCATAATTCAGATTTAGACAATATTAATGCTTCGGGTAGAAGATATTTTAGAGGCGTTCATGTAAATCAAACTGATTATAAGAAGCATCAAAAAAGAGCGGGAATTAGGGATTAGATAAAAATGTCAGAAGCACCAGATCGTAATGCTAGGCCATGGGACTTATTCAACAAAAATATTGGACGGGTAGAAAATGAAATTGCTGAAAAAAGGTTTTCAATCTGTAAATCTTGCCCCGAATATGTTTCTTTAACTCATCAATGCTTAAAGTGCGGGTGCATTATGAATGCTAAAGTTAAATTACCAAATGCTTTTTGTCCTTTACATAAATGGGAAGCGATATCTGTTCCTTTTGATAAAGAACTTGAAATTTAGTCTATTTTCTATAATTTCCCAGGATTAGCCATTTAAGATATAATAGTATATATGTCATATAAAGAAATAGTGTTAAAAGACGATCCCGTAGCTTACTGGCCTTTAACAGGTTCAGTGACTTATCGTACTTATGCGAATATATTACAAGAGTATCAGACATACCAGCAGTGGCTTACTACTGAGTTAGATTATGCTTATGATCCAGGTTCATTTACTTTTCAAGATGTATCTGTAAACAATAACCATGCGGCTCTTGCGTTTGGAACCCAGCTACCATTATTTCAGAATGTAACAACTTTAAATGCTAGACTTTTTAGTGATACAAATTACAATGGGTGTAAAATTACAGATTCTTCAGTTATAAGTATATTTGATATATATAATTTTTTTAATAAAGGATATGAAGAAGGCATTTTTAATATAGAATTTTGGGTTCAATTCCCACAATTTCCCTCAACTAATGTTAATTTATTTTCAGTTATAAATCAAAGCAGTAAAGAAATTCTATCTCGTGTTGATATAGAAAAAGATTACATATACTTTATAGTATATGACGGGTCAAGTCAATATATTACAAAAAAACGAATTTATAGTTTTGATCAAAAAATGCATATATTGTTAACGTATTCTGAAAGATCAATAAAAATTTCTGTTAATGGTGTATCAGATGAAACAGTAAGTTTGCCTGATACATTTCAATTTCCTACAGTTTCTGATACATATGTAAATTATACAATAGGCCCTGCATCACCAACAAAGTTTTTTGTTATTAATGATCTTTCTTTTTATTCTAAAAATTTGTCTTATAACCAAATTTTATCTCACATAACAGCGGGCAGTATTGACTCAAATCCAGAGTACTTTTCACAACAAACAAATGCTTCTCACATTGATATCATAGAGAAACCAGCAATGATTCACTATCAAAAAAAGTTTTCTGTTGCTTCTGATTATAATCAAGGTATATATAATAATATTATCCCAGACAAAAATGGAATAACTATACCAATGGTTACCAATAGAGTTTCGGGAGATTGGTACTACAATGTCCCAATAAGTCAGGTTTCCGAGATAGTAGGGGCCAGCATATCGTGGGATTCTGCATCAAGCCCCTATGGAATAGGCAATGATCAGTATGCTTCAGTTTCAATATCCTGGGACGGAGGAAATGATTTTCAAGAAATATATAGTAACCAGGTTATACCAGACTTCTTAAACTATTTAAATAATAATCCAATAACAGGAAATGCTTCAACTAATTTTTTAATTCACGTTAGACTACAATCTGTTTCTACAGATGCGGGTACAAAACCAAGAATTGATAATCTGACAGTTACTTTATATAAGTCATTAGATATTGCTGCAGATTCAGGTGGTTTTGTTTTATCTCCCGCCACAAACCAAACTTATACCGTTAATAAAAATAATTTAAATATATTGTCTAAGGGTAGCAATTTAGGTTTATATTTTTCTAATCAGACATCAGTGGCGGGAGTTCCAGGATACGCTGTTATTAATTCAGTAAATAATACCCCATACTCAACTGTAGAGTTTTGGTTTAGATATGATGGCGTAGGAAATGCTATAACTTATATAGATGGGGATGGTAGCTCTAATCTAAGCATAAACCCAGACGGAACTTTATGGGTAAATGAAACAATATCTATGCTTTTTGTAAATGGAATACAGTATGCGGGAGCTGTTTTACCAATAACCGTAGGTGAGACATACCATTTTGTAGTTGTATACGGTGGTCAACACACATCTAATTTAATAATAAATAATGCTGATCCTGCAGTATATCCAGGTATTACTCCATCTCAGGCAAGTTATGGGTATATTACTTTTTATCCAAATCAGCTTACACAGGCGGATGCACAGAACAGGTATTTATCTTATTTGGCTACTGAAAACTCTATTGTGAATGATGGTTCCACCATCGGAACTATATCCGAGTACTTTGGCAGTACAATAACAAGTATAAATGGCGGGGTTCCTGTCATTGCTCATAATCATATATCATAAAAATGGCAGGTAGATGTTCATTTTTTGTGCTTTAGCGCTATATAGTGGTATTATTCATATATGAAACCTACTAAACCTATGCAAATAACGCCAATTGATGAGGTCAATTGGGGACTTTATATCTGGCAAATGCCTGATGGCAAGATTGTTATGGATGAAGAGGGGGCTTATTTAAGCATCCCCGCCGTAAAAGGCGATATTCGTCAGATCAAAAAGCTCAAGGATGCCGCAAAGCACTATGGTTTAGAAGAGGGCAAGCCAATGTTTATGGCAGGACACAGACCAGTAACAGATGAAGAGCTGGCAGAACAAAGACAAAGACTGGAAATGGGGCTTGTGCCAGATGAGCATGACCTACCAGCAATGATGGATTATGTTAAAGAAATGAGGGAAATGAATCTTGGCTAATTTAACTATTGACGATAGCATGGATGAAGATGAGGGCGGAATCACAGTAAAGCTTGATGCTCCATCACATACAGTAGAACATGATTTTGGTGATCCATTTAATGCACCATGGGATGAAATTAAAAAAGCAGAAGGTTTAAGTCCTAATTTTCGTCGTCAAGTAAATAGAATTCAAAAGTCATTTACTGGTGTTGGTGATGCAAAGTCAAAGAAACTTGATCCACTTGATCTAACAGGATATTCTTTATTTCAAATTGTTCAGCCTCCATATAACATTTTGTACTTGGCTCAACTATATGATATTTCTCCATATCATCACTCTGCAGTAAATGCTAAGGCAGCAAACGTTGTAGGACTAGGATATAAATTTGATAATACCTGGGCAACAACTGCAAAAATTGAAGAAGTCATGGATAATCCAAAGAAGCTTGACAAGTTGCGTTCAAAGCTTGAGGGTTACAAAGAAGAGCTTCGTTCTTATCTGGAATCAATGAACTCTGATGATTCATTTACAGAAACAATGAAAAAGGTTTTTATTGATTTAGAGTCAACTGGAAATGCTTACCTTGAAGTTGGTCGTACAACAAATGGCAAGATTGGCTACATTGGGCATATTCCTACAACAACCATGAGAATCCGTCGTCACCGTGATGGTTTTGTTCAGGTTGTTTATAACCGCTACACATTCTTTAGAAACTTCGGTGATACCGAGACCCCAGATCAGATAGGTACTGATCCCCAGCCAAACGAAGTTATTCACTTTAAAGTGTTTACTCCGTCAAATACCTACTATGGTGTACCAGACGTTTTGTCAGCAAAAAATGCAGTTGCAGGTGATGAATTTGCTCAACGCTTCAACTTGGATTACTTTGAAAACAAAGCTGTCCCACGCTATATCATTACAGTAAAAGGTGCAAAACTTACTGCTGATTCAGAACGTAAGTTACTAGAGTTTTTCCAGACTGGACTAAAGGGTAGAAACCACAGAACTCTTTATATCCCGCTTCCATCAGATGGTGAACAAGGTCGTGTTGAATTTAACATGGAACCAATTGAGGCGGGGATACAAGATTCTTCATTCAGAAACTATGCAGTAGAAAACAGAGATCGTATTCTTCTTTCTCATCGTGTTCCAGTTTCTAAATTAGGTATGCCTGCGAATGTGTCATTGGCAAATGCTAAAGATGCTGATAAAACATTTAAAGAGCAAGTATGCCGTCCACGTCAAGAAGAGCTAGAATTTAAAATAAACTTGATTATCAGAGAATTTACTGATGCGTTTGTTTTAAGATTTAATGAACTTGCACTTACAGATGAAGAAACTCAATCTCGTATTGATGACAGATATCTAAAGGATCAAGTTATTACTCCTAACGAAGTTCGTGCACGTCGTGGAATGGCTCCACTTGAAGGCGGTGATGCAGTGCTAGTTATTAATCCTAAAGCAGCACAAGATGCAGCATCTGATGCAAGTGGAAATAAAACACGTGATCAAAATAGAACTTTAAACGCTCCTGATAAAATGGGCACCGCTCGGAACGCAAAGGGCGAGGGTCCACAAGAAGGTAACTAAAAATGGCAACAGCACTAGATGTATTAAATGTTGCTAGAAGCCAAATAGGTTTTGTTGAAGGACCTATGAATGAAAACCCATACGGAATTTGGTATGGTGTCCCTAATGCAAGTTATTGTGCTATGGGAATTTCGTGGTGTTTTGCACAAGTTGGTTTATCACATTTAGTTGCTGCACAAACTCCAAAAGGTTTCGCATACTGTCCTGCAGGCCTGGCATGGTTTCAGAGACAAGGCTTAGTTGTAAACAAATATCAAGGGCAACCAGGCGACCTAGTATTCTTTAGTTGGGGAACTGGCGTAGCAGAGCATGTTGAAATAATTGAGTCAGCATCATCAGATGGATTGACAACGATTGGGTTTAATACAACTGATAAAAATACAAGTGCTGCTGCAAATGGTGGAGGGTGTTACAGAGAACATCGTCCATACCTTTACGTTATGGCTATTGTAAGACCTAAATACCCAGTGCCTTTAAAACCTGTTTCAAAGGGTGTTACAAGTAAGAAGGCAACAGCAGGTGTGGCAGCTACTGGCACAGCCGCAGCGGGCGCTGCAGCAGCTTTACATGGCACTCCAATTACAACAGGCGGAACAACACCAACACCTACGCCTTCTCCCACAGTATTTGTAGCACCGCCATTTCCAACAAGCACAACAGCATTCAATTTGGGTCAAAAAAGTGATGCAGTTATGGCAGTAGAAAAAGCTTTATTGAAGGCGGGACTTCTTCCAAGTAATTATGTTACAGGAATTATGAATAAACAAACACGGACGGCATTGGTTAAGTATGAAGCAAAACAAGGCATTAAGGTTACTGGGCCACTTCCACAAATTATTTATGATGAGTTAAAAGGTTCGTTATGAGTTTAAAGCATCATTTTAAATTTAGCGTGTCAGACGCAAAACAACTTGGGATAGCTTTTATAGGTGCAATTTCAGCTTGGGCAGCCACAGGGTTTCAGCGTGATATTGCCCATTTAATGTATCCAATAATGGGATTTGTTACGGGTGGATTGGCATCACATAATTCAATGGCAAGTCCAAATGTAACCCCTGATTCTCACATAGTTACACCATATGTCGCCAACATAGAAGACCATGATCCAGGGGCACCAGCTCCATCTGTAGAAAATAAGCCCTATCAACCAGAGGGGTCGGATGTAAAAAAGGTCATCCAAATCAATTCAGGAATTATAAAAAATATCAGTTAAATTATGACTTATTTATAAAACTTGATATTATTTATTTACATATGGACATTCAAAAAACGTACTGGCAAAACAGCGAATCTTCTACAGCTCTCCATTTCCCTATCACAAAGGTTGATAAAGAGAAGCGTTTGGTGTCTGGTTTTGCTTCATTAGACAACGTTGATCGCCACGGCGATATTGTTACTGCAGATGCAAATAAGAAAGCCTTTGAAAGATTCAGAGGAAACATTCGTGAAATGCACGGACCAACAGCAGTTGGTAAAATGGTTAAATTTAAGCACGACACATTCTTTGATCCAGAGACTCAAAAGAAATATAATGGCGTATATGTAACTGCATATATTTCTAAAGGCGCACAGGATGCCTGGGAAAAATGTTTGGACGGAACTTATTCAGGCTTCTCAATTGGCGGAAACATTAATGATGCAAAGATGGAAAAAGTTGGCGGGGAAGCAGAGACTCGCAGAGTTATTCATGACTATGATCTACATGAATTATCATTAGTAGATTCACCAGCAAATCAACTTGCAAACTTTTTTTCTATTGAAAAGAATACAGATGGAAGCACATTTGTAAAAGGAATGATTGAAGGAATAACATTAGAAAATGTCTTCTGGTGTAAGAATGATGAGATTGCATCAACAGATACAGCAACAACAAAAGATTGTGTTGTATGTGATGCACGTATGGAAAATATTGGTTGGGTTGAGCAATCAGATATTGAAAAATTTGAAGCAATTGAAAAAGTAATTGATTCTTATTTTAAGAAAGATGATGCACCAACATCAGCACACGAAGCAACGGAGACAGCAGCTCCAGGTTTGGCGGGAAATGTAATTGATAGCAATGCTACCATTAATCTTTATCCTGATCAAAATAGCAAAAAGAAAGTCTCGTTTGAGGACGGGCTTAAAAAGAGTGATGATATTTCGCTCAACGAAGGAGGTAACAACATGGCAGAAGATACAAATGCAACAATTGAGAAGTCAATTGATGTAGAGGCTCCAGCCGAAGAAGTTTCAATTGTTTCAGAAACTACAGAAGATACCAGCATTGAAAAGGCTGTATCAATCTCTGAAGTAGAAGATGCACTTGATTTGACAAAGATGGTCAGCGACCTCAAGACCTTCTTTGGTGAGTCTATTGAGAAGAACTATGCAACACATGCTGCAACAATTCAGGACATGTATAACATTGTCAATGAAACACGTGCAGAAATGGTGCGTTTGTCAAAGGGATATGAGGATATCCAGAAGGCAAATGACGAAATCGTTGCAAAGTACGAAACTTTGAGTAAGTCAGTAACTGATATGTTCGAAAAGATCGAATATGTTGATCATCAGCTCAAGGGCTTTGAGTCAGCTACTGCAGTACAGAAGTCCATTGGGGTAGAAGCTCCAATGGGTCAAACAAAACCAAAACAAAGTATATGGCAAGGCGCTTTCCTCAGTGCTAGTAATATATAAAAATACAGAAAAAACAAGGTGGTGAAATAAAAATGAGTAATGAACTTCTACAAAAAGTAATTGATACTACGGACCTCGGTTCTTCAGCAGTCAATGCATCTTCAGACTCTGCTACCCTTTCAGGTAACGGACTCCTATATCCAGATCAAGCTAATCGCTTCTTGGATTACATGTGGGATGCTACAATTCTTGCTAAGGCAGCTCGTACAATCCGTATGCGTTCAAACACAACCGAGATTGATCGTGTTGCAGTTGGACAGCGTATTATGACAGTTGCACAGGAAGACAACCCACGTAACTTCGTGGCAAGTGGCGATAGCTATACAAATGCTAATACTACAACTTTCTCTGCACAAAATGCTACATTTAACAAAGTATCTCTTACAACACGCAAGCTCCGTCTTGATTGGGAGCTTTCAGCAGAGTCTCTTGAAGACAATATTGAAGGTCCAGATCTAGAGGATCACATTGCACGTCTTATGGCTACCCAGGCTGGTAACGATATTGAGGATACCCTTATTAACGGTACTGGAACT